CTTTGTGCTGTATCTAAATATTTTTGTATATCGTCAAAAACCTTTCTTCTTTCTCCTGCTTCTTTTACGGACTGGTCTTGTGCGGATTGAAGTTGTTTTAAAACATTTTCTCCTAAAGCTCCATCAGCTCCGAGTACGGTTGCTAAATTTCCTATCATATCTGCATAAGGTCTTGCTTTTGCTCCTTGCACTATACTTAATCTAGCTTTGTCTAAGGTTTCCATTTGTGCTGTAAATTGTTTTAGCGCTTGCCCTGCTCTCATTATATCGTTGGCAATAACAATAAAAGGATTTTTATTTGATAAATCAACTGTTTTTAACTTGTCTATTGCTCCATCGAATACATCACTAAATCCTTTCATAGCAGGACTTAATTTTTCTAATTCTTTTGCTGCTGTAACATACAGAGTTTGTCCTTCTTCATCAAGAGTTCCTTTTCTAAGTTGTTCATTAAAGTCGCCAATTAATTTTAAAACATCACTTGTTTTTAAAGAATTTGCCATTTGCTCTAATTGTGCCATACCACCAACTACAAAACCACTTTGCCTAACTCTATTCATGTTAGAAAGTTCTACATTTAATGTACCAAGAGTCTCTTTTAAATCTACTGCTTTTTGTTCAGCTTTTGTTAAATCTTCTTCTGTGCCTTTCATCAGGGCTCTTATAGCATCAAAAGCAATAAAAGCTAAACTTATCCAACCAAAAGCACCTAATAATTTTGATACTGCTCTACCAGCTACTGCAGCTCCTTTTGCCACTGTACCAAATAGTTTTGAAAAGCCTACTTGAGTACCTGCAATATACTTATTAGTAACTAAACCTAATTGTTTATATTCTAACTTGGCTTTTGTCATACTACCTTTTAATCCAAGTTCTTGATGTTTTATATATCTGTCAAATTGTATTCTTTCTGTCTTATGGAAGTTGCCTATTAGATTATTTTTTTGTTTTAAATGTCTTTTTAGAACACCAAGTTCTTTTGCATTTAGTTTCTTTCCTTGAGCAGCTTTTTGTAAAGTAGCACTCTGTCCTGTCATATCTTGTCCAGATAACATGCTTTGCATTCCACTTGTTCCACTAGCCATGAAGTCTTTTTGTGCTGATTTTCCAATGTCGCCGCCACCTTTTAAACCTTTCATAAGTTTAAGATCTTTACTTGCTTGTTTACCCATATTTTTTGAGCTAAGTGCTACCTTATCAAATGCACCTGCCATTTTTCCAAAGTCTGGAATTATTTGGCTAACAATAGGTGCTGCTAATAATCCGAATACACCAATTAAAGAGGTGATATTATCTTTTAAAAATGAAATAATTGGAATTAAAAATTCTGCAACTCCTAGCTTGATTACTTTTGTTAAATCATCAAACTCTTTTGCAAACTGACCAAGTACAAAAGCACTATCATCCATAATTTCTGTAATTCTACCAAATTTAGTTTCTGCTTGAGTTATAACTTCATTTGCAACAGCTTGTGATCTTTCAAAAGCGGTTAATTCTGTTCTTGCTTTACCTATCGCTGCTGCATATTTCTCTGTTGCAGGTTCAAGTCTTAATATAATACCTAATTCGTCTAATAGTTCGGGTTCTGCTTTCGTCACACCTCTTATTAATCTGTTAAAGGCATCTGTTACATCTCTACCAAGAGCCAGTGAAGCGTTTTTTGCTGCTGTACCTAAAGATTCTAATTGTCCTCTTGTTAACCCAGCTGCATTACCAATCGCAACAGCGGATGCTGCTTCTTTAAAAGAAATCATATTAGCAGTTGCTTTTTGTACTGCCATAGTCATAGTTGCAAAAGCGTTACCAGTTATAGCACCAAAAGCCTTCTGGCCTTCTACCATATTTCTAGTTTCCATTGCGTCTTGTAAAAATCTAAATGCTGCTGAAACGGCGAATACCTGCGCAGCGATTGTTGCATAAATAGGCACAAGTCCCCCACCAATAGTTTGGGCTTGTTTTGAAAATGCTTTTGTTGAGTTTGATGTTTGATTAGATAAGGATTTTAGTCTTCTGTCGCTTTCTTGTACATTCTTTGCAACTGAACCTACCTGTTTTCCAGCCTTCTTCGCGTTTTTACCTAGATTCTTTAACGAACCATCATCAGTAATTTTAACCTTAACCGAACCGCCATCTCTTTTCTTTCCTGCCATTATTTTTTACGCTTTCTCTCTTGTGTCATTCTATCGTTTATTGAACGACTATTGAGAGCTTCGATGTTTTTTAGCCAAAAAACACATTGTTTCTTGTCTTCAACTTCGTATATATCCATTATTGTTCCTAGTGCTGATAAATCTTTTCCAAAATAAGACCCAGACATTCCATCCCATCTGTCAGGTAACATATCATGAATTGAAAATGCTATCTGCACCTCGTAGGGCAATTCGCCACGAGAGGGAGGCATCTTATTAGGGTCGGGTTCTTGTCCCAGTTGTTCACAGACTTTTAAATACTTATCTAAGTCTATGTCGTTTTTAAAAAATCTTTCTAACTCCGCAAGTAGTAATGTTACTTGCGTTCTGTAAAATTTTCTAAATCACCAACTTGTTCAGTTACCCATGTATCGAAATCGTTTGAATTTTTCATTAAAACTTCACAATTATCTTGTGTAAATTCTAAGCAATCATTTCCATCGACTCCTGATGTATCAACTAATAGAAGCTCTTCTAAGTATTTATACTTCAGTCCAGTCCAGTTTTTTATAACTGCGGATATATACTGAGGTAGGAATTTATCTGCATCGAATTCTTCTTCGTATGCTCTAGTTTTCTTATTAAACTTATTAGTTACGCATTTATTACGTAATTTTAATAACTCTTCTCTTGCAAGATAAGTTAGTTTAACTTTGAAATCTTCCATCCCAGGATAATCAAATTCTACGGTTTTGCTAGGAGCAAGTAAGCTCTTAAGCGATATTGGTTGTTTTTTTAATTCTTGTACTACTTCTTTATTTTCCAATTTTATTCTCCAAAAAATGAATGAGTGAGGATTGGAGCCCTCACTCACCCTAGTTTATATTATGAGGTGTAAGTCACACTCACTTCATTTGTTGCATCAGCTGCTGTAGCAGATGACATATCAGATGCTAATCCGTGGAAAGCTACATCTACTGATACTACATCTTCAATACTATGTGAAGGTAGTTCTAAATGTGCTTTTGGTAAAGCTACTGAACATCTTGGGGTACTACTACCTCCGCCTATTCCAAAGGTTAAGGCGAACGCGTTAGTAATAACTCCTCTTGATTCTTGAAGTTTCTCAAATAAGTCTAATGACCCGTTTGCTACATCGTTCAAGTAACAAGTGAAGTTTCCAGAAATTGACCTAGTACCTGTTACATGCCCTAAAGGCGTGTTAACACTACCAAGTGTTTCTGGCGTTAAGTAATTAAGATTATTCTCAATACTTATGCTACCACCAGTCAAAGTTACAGCAAATGTAATGTCTGAGCTTCCTAGAGTACCAGTAGTTCCAGTAGTCTCTGAAGCGTCATACACAATTGTTAAATCTGTTAACTTTTGTCTAATATAGTTGCTTGATGAGGAAATCCCTTCATTAATTAAACCGAGAGTAGTTTCACCACCACCAGTTGTTACTAAAGAAGCTGCTTCTTCAATTGTTTTTCCATTTCCAGACCAGGCTATCTGTGCAATACCATCGATATCGAAATCGATTGTAGCAGAACCGACTGAACAGTCTGCTAGCTTATAGACGGTTACTCCATCTGTACCTGTTGTAAATGTTGTACCCTCAGTATCCTTGGAAGCACCAAGAACAAAGAATAGGTCAAATACTCCGATTGTTACTTTGTTTGAACTTGCGAAATCAAATGCGTTAGGTTCGTGAGTTGCAGGATTAAATGTTCCTGATTCACCAACTGCACCCATATAAGTTTCAGCGCCCATAGCAGCCCATAGTGGGCCTTCTACTGCAAACTTTTTAGCTGCTCCGGCATGTAGTCCTGCATCTGCTGCAACTGAACCAGCTGCTGAAGTTGTAGGTCTCATGTAGGTGCTAAAGCTCCATTCTGCTGGTGCAAAAGAATCGGTAAACATTGCTCTACCTCTCTTACTGTACCCAGATGCGCCTGCTGCTTCATTCAAAGTTACTTCTGTCGTATTTGTTCCCTGACTGAATGAAAATCCATCCAACACAGGAATTTCATAAACTGCTGTGTTGGCGGTTGTTCCGTCAGCACTCCATTTCATGAAAACTTTTGTATCTCTACTAAAGAAAAATGACATTTTTTATATCTCCATTAATATCGAATCTCGCAGGTGATTTCTCCTACACCTAGAGGTTCTAATACGCCTTCATCTGTATCTACAGTAGCAATTGTAGTTTGTACTGTAGTATGAGATGTTCCTGTTGAGTCCGTGTAAGTTAAGGGATCATTATCCTCCAACACGGTTTCAACGTCTTCTAACAATTCTTCGAGTGCTCCAACAACGTCTCCGTCATCTGATACATAACATCGAACTGTTATAGTTAAAAATCTGAACCGAAAGCCACCGCCATCGTATTCTCTTGTTTCTGCTCCAGCTCCTACATGTATTGTAGGGAACTCATTGACTTCATCCCAAAATTTTAGTCTTCGTTCGACTTTTGAAACTGAAGTTCTATGAGGAGCTTGTCCATTAATTCCTTCTAGTGCTAGGCATATTGCTTCTACTATAGCTCTACGACGTGTAGTATTTCTTCTTGCTATTGTCGCGTCCATTATACTCTCCTAGTCTTTATAAATTTATTTTGCATTGCTTGAGCAACAATTTCTCTAATTGTTTGCCCGATTATTCTTCTTGGGTCTCTTTGTACACTACCCATTTTTCCCCCTGGTTCAAATGTTTCATAAGGGTCTCTCATGTAGGTATAATCTGCTTGTAAACCCCCTCTCGGTCCTTGCATTACTTGTGTAACTCTAGCTGAATTTGCAAATCTACCTGTTCTATAACGTAGACTTGGTGGATTCATTTTCATTGCCACTGCTTGTGGTAATACTGAATTTATCAAGTTTTGTAAAGCCATGGGACTTTGTCTTTGTTTACTTGCTGCTGCTGCTACTCTTTGTTTATTACTTGTTTTACCACTACCTTTTCTTCCTTTCTTGGGGTTTCTTCTTCCTTGTAGTTTAGTAGCTCCTGCAACTATTATACTATGTAAAGCTTCTGACATTTCTTTTTCGCTCTTGCCTAGCTTTACTAAATTCTTATTAACTCTTAAACGCATATTTGGTTTA